TGGGTGGAAGAAGAGGAATAATAAATATTATTTCCATCAGTCCATATACTACTGCCATAAAAATTAGTCAATCCATTCCATGTTTTTGTTGTCCATGTGGAAGTTGACTTGTCTAATACATATTGGGTGGAAGAAGAGGAATAATAAATATTATCTCCATCAGTCCATATACCACCGCTATAAAAACTAGTCAATCCGTTCCACGTTTTTGTTGTCCATGTGGAAGTTGACTTGTCTAATACATATTGGGCATTGCCATAGGAATAATAAATATTATCTTCATCAGTCCATATATTACTGCTACTAAAACTAGTCAATCCATTCCATGTTTTTGTTGTCCATGTGGAAGTTGACTTGTCTAATACATATTGGGTAGAAGAAGAGGAATAATAAATATTATCTCCATCAGTCCATATATCACTGCTACTAAAACTATTCAATCTGTTCCACGTTTTTGTTGTCCATGTGGAAGTTGACTTGTCTAATACATATTGGGTAGAAGAAGAGGAATAATAAATATTATCTCCATCAGTCCATATATTTTCGCCGCTGAAACCAGTCAATCCGTTCCATTCCTTGGTCTTTACCTCATAATCATACTTAAGTTTATTATTCTTCTTGGAATAAATATTATCGATAATCTTATTATTACTAGAGCCAGAGTCACTTATAGCTTTTAAATTGTAATCTATTCCTCCGATTCGTATTTTCGAAATATCAGGCATTGATTACACCTCCTTTGTTATCATGGAGTAGGAGTAACAGGTGTTGATGTGATGGTTGCGGCAGTTCCAGTGAATGTAGGAGCAGCGACGCTAATACTACCCGATTCTGTAACAACAGTCTGATCAGCACTCTTAACTGGAAGAGTTCCTGGATCAAACACCAAAGTCTCAGAAGTAACAGTCATAGATGGCAATGTACCAACACTAGTAATACTATTAACTGTTGTTGTTGTATCATTTCCTTTTGTAACCTCTGGCTGAGAAACAGTGCCGACTGGTGTGTATGATGCTTCTACAGAATCAGCAAATGCTAAGTTTCCAAGGTTAGCTGCACCAAGACTCTGCCATGAAGAGCCGTTAAATACAAATTCCTCACCATCATACTGAGCAACATCGCCTGTTTCAGCTGTATGAGATTCACCAGCAATTACAATAGTAGCTGTGGTAGAACCATCTGTTAATTCGGTTGTAGTTACACCAACCCACTTAAGAGCATTTCCTAAACCAGAAATAGCAGCTCTAGCAGTAGCATCCTTGATATCAAAAGTTACATTTGTAGTTGTTTGTGTACTAGGATCGTACACTGGTAAAGTAATATGTGAAATATCTGACATAATTATTCATCCTTTCTTTAACTAAAAATTAGATCTTCTTCTACAACTCTTACATTCATTCCTCCACCAGAACCCTTTAGATTTGGTGTGTCATAAGAGCCTTCGTCATCGGTTATTGTGAGAACATACCTGTCCGGTGTGCTCTCTTTTACTTCAATTGTTGGGGAAAAGCCATCATCACCCTTAGGGCCCTGATCTCCAGTATTGCCCTTTGGGCCAGCTTCGCCTTCATCTCCTTTTGGGCCTTGTTCTCCGGTGTCGCCTTTATCACCTTTTGGGCCTTGTTCTCCAGGATCTCCTTTAGGGCCGACTTCGCCATCAGCAACGTCCATGACATCGGTTTGAACCTCTCCATTATCTAAAGTCCACTTAAAAGTAACTCTATGTCCACCTTCTATCTCGGTGATCGAATCTATAGTACAGTTTTTACCTTTAACAGCTCCGCCGCCTTCCATAGAGTCATCTGTGTATTTCTTACTCAATGCATATGATACTACATCCATTCGTTAGCACCTCCTACATCTTCACCCAGCTGTTTTCTGGGCCCAAAATATATACCTCAGCTGTGCTTCCGTCAGCAACAATACAGATTGAGCCGAATGCCACAATACCATTGTCACCGTCTGCTTTTCCGCCAGTACCTTCTGTGGTTGTAGTAGGAAGTGTTGCAATATCTGAGTTGGAGGTCGCTAGGAACTCCGTTTTATTTCCTTCAGTTTTATTCTTAATGTACATAATTAAAGACCTCCTAAAAATATTTAAATTAAAAAGAGGGCCAGTAGATGGCAGTTCTACCAGCCCAAGGAAAGAAGTATATATTTAGTGATACTCGCTAAATTAAGATGCTGTATAAGCAACGGCTCCGGTAGCCTTGGTATATACATAAGTTCCGCTTCCGCCGTACAATGTAATAGTATCAGTGGAATTAAGCGCACCAGTAAGAACCTCAATAGAAGTTCCATTGTCTGCGATAACGCCAATAAGATCCTCAGCGCCTAATCCTGCTGGGATTGTTGCTGCGCCTTCAGAAATTACGATCTTGAAATCTCCTGTTTCTCTTCTTAATCTCATGATAAATTCCTCCATTTTGAATTTCTATAATGGAAAGCCAACCAACTCCCAGACATTGGGGAGCCAGCCAGCCTTCAAACCTTTAGTTATTAGTTATTCTTCTTGAGAACAACTGCTGAGAATGGCTTAATCATAGCACCAGAGCATCTGGTCTCGATTAAGTACTTCTGCTGGTTGTAATCGATGTCGAAATCATCGAACATGTTTACAGAACCACCCTTATCAGCACCTACATTATAATCGTTAAGGTTCAAGTAGAATGCCAATACATCAGATGGCATATAAGGGAAAGTAACAATACGGCTAACACGTAAAGCTGTAGCAAGCTCAGTTACATCCTTATAGATTCTACGTCCAGTTGTGTCCTCAAGAAGAAGCATATCAGCAAGAGTAGCCTCTGTTGTGAACATAATTGGGTTACCAGATCCACGATACTCAGCACGTGAGCGGATAGTAGTGTTGATAAGTGCATGAGCCTCAGACTCACCAGAAGCTGGAGTTACAGTCTTCTGAATTGTATAGAGCTCAGAATCGTTAATGATTGGACGAATGTGATTCTCCTGAATGTGATCGTCATCAGAAGCAAGACGACCATCACCAACAAGAATAGCACGAGCAAGCTCCTCATCAAGCTTAAGTCTCATCTCACCCTTGATCCATGATACAACATCGAAATCTGTGATATCGACAACGTCATCACGATCGAGCTTCTGCTTCTTATAAACTGTCTGAGGGTCGGTAGTTCTCTTTAAGAGTGAGAATACCTCTTCCTTCTTAAGCTTACCCTTAAGGTAACCTCTAGCCCTAGCCTCATCCTCACGGATATCAGCATACATAGACTTAATTCTGCTGAATGGGGTCTTGTGTACTCCGTTCATTACGATCTGAACCCACTCCTGTGGCTCATTGTTGATGAACTGTGGTGGAAGACCATCCACGTTCTTATACTCTGGGAATAACCAGTCAATATTCTGGATTCCATAATCCTCTGCGTGTGCAAGGAATGAATCTCTAAGAGATCCCTGATGCTTAGCATCCTCAAGAATTACCTGAAGTCCTTCTGAGTGCATTAATACATCTTCCTCGTCATAACCATAATCACTATCAAATAAGTTGTGTTTCATCTCGGTTCCTCCTTCATCGATACCATTTTCTTCTAAGATTTGTCCAATAACGGCATATACAGCTGTCTTCTGATCCTCAGTAAGAGTATCGAAGATCTCACCGACTGTAGGTCCGTCATTATCAGCGTGAGCAAGTGCCATTGTCTCATCCTCCTCGTCTAATAATCCATGTTCCAACATTACAGCCTGTGTTAATTTTACAACCGCTGCCTGCTGTTCGTCATTTAAAGTATCCAAAGCTTCAATAGCTTTATCTGCATCGACATCACCATTATCTTCAATAACTCCGTTGTCGATTAATACCTGATCAATAATGATGTCTACTGCTTCTGCCTGGCTATCGTTTAATGTGCCAAGAACCTCAGCGGCTTCTTCATCATCCATTTCATCAAGCTCTTCATCGTCGGTTTCGTCGTCTGTTTCTTCTGTTTCTTCATCTGACTCGTATTCAGATCCGTCAGACTCCTCAAAATTCCCATCAGACTCACCGTCGCCATCAGCGCCATCGCCACCGTCTCCGCCGTCGTCATGCATAAACCATGCATCGTCGATATACTCATCGTTGTAAATAATAGCTTCTTCATCACTAAACTCACCATGAGTAATTACAGAGTCTATATATGCTCCAGGATTAGCTCCAGATAACACGAGACTAACTTCTCTTATCTGTCCATGCTGAACATTGCCACCATTCTGTTTAAGATGGTTAGCAAATATAGATAAGGAATTGACATCTCCATGTCGAACTAATTCTTTTGCTGTACGACCAGACTCGGAATCGTTGAATGCACAGTACGCATAAACACCATCGGCGCGATTCTCAAGCATGGCATGACCTAACACATTATCTGCTGAATTATGTTGGTGATTCCATACCAATGGTACGACCTCGCCATCATTATCACTGAATGCGTTAGGCATAATTGTGCGGCCATCTGAACATTTCAGGTTTGCCCTGGTTGCCCAGCCGCCAAAATCATACTCAAATTCACTCATTTTGAATTTCCTCCTCTGGCATTTCATTATTCATGTTTTCAACTTCTATCTCAGCGTTAGATTCGCTAAGATTACTGTTCTTTAACTCATCAGCCTTAGGATCATCGGCAGGTTTCATACCAACAATCTGTCTAAGCTCATTAGAAGTCATAATTTCATTTCTAGTGAATGTATCAGCAACATTTGCAATACTATCAATAGGAACAAGTTTGAATGGATCTCTAAATGATACAATAGATTGGCCTTGAGTTCTTGCCGTCTTGGATAAGAATTTTCTTCTCATCTCATCCGTGATAGCAGCTACAATAGGCTCAATAGTTCTTGAGTAGTAATTCAACATAACCTTCTCATCTGCAGTACCATTCATTATTTCATTCGTGATTCCAAGCTGGCTGTATAGTGTCTCAGTCAGAAACTCGACTTGCTTTAATAATTGGTTCTCGATTGGTCGGTTAATCTGAGTTACTTTCTCAGTAGCATCGGTATAAGCAATACCGTACTTTGTATTGGCCAATTGTGATTCTATATCTTTTCTTCGTGCCTCAGCCTGCTGCTTTCTAGCCTCAGATCTAATTGAAAAAGGCAACTGAATAATAAGATCTAATTTACCAGCAGACGATTGCTCATCTACTATATCTAGCAATGCTAGTTTTCGAATAAGTCTCCTAAGCGTTGAGTTAGGCTCGTTCATTACGGCATAAAATGGATTCTCGATAATTGCTGTTGTTTCCTTTTCAACAACTTTATCCTCATATTTACCAGTTCTATCGTTATAAACTCTAACTCTCACATGTCTAGGAAACCATTCGATAATTTTAGCAGTACGCATTGATTCGATATCAAAACTCATAGTAACTTGTGGATTTAATGTTGTGTCTATAGGAACTATAGCAACCACACCTTCATCAAACATTGACATCGCAACATCCTGCATAAATGCTCTACCGGTTTGATCGATATTAGCATCGTACTGTAAACAATCGTTCAAATGTGAGAATATAGTCTCTAAATACTTATCATTCAGATCAATTCTCGCATGAACTATTTTGGTCTGAGCCACATCCACAGCCATTCTGTTTAGAACCGATGTGACTATAGACTTCTCAGCACCTTTACTGAAACGAGGTCTATCGATTCGACGAGCATAACTAGCACCGTAATCGTATTTAGTTGGGTCTTTGTTCATGAATGCATTCCAGGCATGTTGTAACCTAGAACCGAAGCTCATTTCCATAGATTAGACCTCCTATTTCTTCTTTTTCTTGAAAAGGTTATTCCAAGCTTTTGTTAAAGCATTAGAAGCTTTCTTTGCTCCAGAGCTAACTGTCTTCTTGGCATTCTGTGCAGCCTTAGAATGAGTAGCATCCCAAGCTTTATTAGCTATCTTAGTTGTTGCATTGTCGTAGTTCTTAGCAGCTGATTTAATTGCTTTCTTAGCCTTAGGGGTAGCCTTTACTGCCTTATCAGCGATCTTAGTCGTTGCTTTATCGTAATTCTTAGCAATGTTTTTAGCAGTCTTCTTAATCTTAGGAGTAGCCTTTAAAGCGCTGTCAGCAATCTTGGTTGTAGCGTTGTCATATCCCTTAGCAACTTTCTTAGCGGTCGCTTTAGCCTTACCTGGGGCAGCTTTTACTGCTTGTTTAGCTTTTGCTTTACCCTGTTCTATAGCATGCTCAGCCTTTGCTCTTTTAGAAACTGGTGTTACTTTTGTTCTATAATCCACTTCTTTAGATTCATATGCATCTTTTCCATTACGAACTCGGCCCCAGCTTCTTTCTATACGCTCATCAACACCTTTTGGTCTTCCTTTTCTATCGGTGTTAATTATATTGGTCGTGGTTTTGCTAGTTGGCGAAAGATATCTATAACCTCTACTAGAACTAGCGCCTCCATGATTCTGAGGAGCATTCTTAAGCTGCTCTGCTGCTTTTCTTTTGGCTACTGGGTCTCTAGATTCAGTTCTCTGCGCAGCTCCTGTTCCAGAATATACTGTAGTCTTACCGTTTGCCGATCTCTGGTACTGATAGTGCTGCTGTGACGCATTTCCGCCTCCAGTTCTTGATGCTGGAGCCGAGTTTAACTGATGTGCTTTTACAGCATAAGTCTTTCTATCAGTTGTCCTTGAAATGGATCCGTTAGCATTTCGAACATTTGTATTACGACCAGTGGTTACACCATTTCTAGAAGTTCTATCGGTTGTCTGATACTGGTAATGATCCTCTCCATGAGACTGATTACCGCCAGTTTTACCAGCTTTGTATGCTGCAACCTCTTCTTGTGTGTAAAGATACCTATACTGACCGCCACCAAGGTCGACTTTCATTAAATACTTTTGATTCTGCATTTTTGGCATTTTGATTTTACCTCCTTCGTTCTAGATCTGGATAATACACTTCGTTCAAGAATTGGTTGAATGAGTTTACCCTTCCAGATGCCTTGAGTCTGTTATAAAGATTTTTATATGACGGTGCTAACTTAGCCTCGGTCATAACTCGACTTGGAGATGATGCGTTTTTCTTAATCGCATTTTTCAAACCTCTCGTCGTGTTGATTACATCCTGTCTATAATCATATCCACCCTTAGATGGTTTATTATCTAAGATTGCCTTATTCAACTGCTTACTAACAGCACCAACTGCAGCATCAACTGCGTAATCTGCTAGTCTTTGTCCTGCTATAGATGCCATACTTGCTGCGAATTGTCTCCTTGCCTGCTGTTTTTCCCATTTTCTTTGAGCTTTGGCGAACGATTGATTATAAGAATCTTGGATATAGCGGTCATATAGATTTGCTTTATTTCTGTAGAGACTTTGTGCATAATAATTACTGATATTATCTCTGTGTGATCGTTCATTATAGCCCCGCATATCATTAAGCGCTTTTTTATGTATCCATTTATCCCTATATTTATCATTTCTCAATCTAAATGAGTCTACTTGGGCGTCAAGACTTTGCCCGTTCTCATATTGATTATCCATTATTCGATTGTTTAAAGCGTCCCAATCGTCACTCGCTCGCTGTTTAGCAATTTTCATCGAAGATCTACGATGTCTTTTTTCTCGATCAATGTAGTGCGAATAAGTCGCGTATGTTTTAGCATCTTTAGCATAGCCAGGACCAACACCATAGTGCTGTCTACCCATTGGAGTTAGTGAACCATCTTGATTCTGATAACGTCTACGACCCCATCGCATACCTCTTATGCCGCTATGAGATAATGAGTTTATTTCGTATAACAAAAGGAACACCTCACTTTTTCTTTTTCTTATTATCGTCGTTATTATTGTTATTATTTGACAAATTAAAAACCTGTTCTCCAGCTGATTTATTAATAGCTTTCTTTATCTGATGAACCGCATATGGCTTAGCAACATCATTGAGAAGTGCATTACCCATTGTTTTAACCGCTTGCATTGCGATCTTCTTAGCTGGGTGTTGATATGCAGACACATACTTAGATCGCGCAGTTCTAAGATTGTTTTCGGAATCATAGAAATTCTTTTCCAAATCAGCGCGCCTCTTAAATTCATTGAGTTCATCATCAGAATAATGAGAGGCGTTTCTTCGTTCATGCGTCGAGTAAACTTTATACTGCTGTGCTTGCTCTTTCGCTTGACGTCTCTTCATACGACTATAGTGAATTCGACCTAGAGGTGTTAAACTACCATCTGGGTTTTGGTATCGTCTACGACCCCATCTCATACCTTTAGTGCCACTGTGCATCATGGCATTATATGAATCCGCTTCCATAGCGTAGTACATGTGCTAACACCTCCTTACTCAAAGGCATCTCTGTTGAGCTTAAATGCCACCCATGCATCCATCATAGCAGCAACAGCATCAATCTTAGCCTCTTGTCTTTTCTTGTAAAGTTTTCTGTTTCCATTTGTATCTTCGAGTGTTATACAGTTACCCATAGCAAAACACATGAGTTCCTCGTCGAATAGAAGCCTTCTTTCCTCGGCAAGCTTCTTTAATTCGCCCAAAGGAACCGATTCAGTCTTGGCACCCTGTATAACTTTCTCTATTCCGAAAGGTCCGTTCTCCATTTCCCACCTCGCAACAAAGTCTTTTGCATTATATGGGTCAAAGCCCATACATCGCACATCATATGCATTATCAATGATGAACTGATCTAGATCCTCATACACTAACATCATGTCTAGGATCGTTCCATCCATAACCATAAGACTTCCTTCATTTATGAAAGTGTCGTACTTAATTCTCATAGCCGATGGGAGTTTCATTAGAGTACTTTCGGAAATATAGTTTCTGGTTTTAATACCAAAGTCTCCATTTGACAATGGGAAGATGAATGTAAATGCACAGAAGTCGTCTCCCTGAGATAAATCACAGCCCATAGCGCATGGTAAATTCCAGAACTTTCTTCTTCTATGAGGTAAAGTCTCCTCATAAGTGAAGAAGTATGTATAACCTTCCATAGGTATACCAAATCTCTTCGCTAGAATATCATTTCTAGCAGCTGGAGCATTTTCAGCTCTTTCCACATCTAATTGGTATGTCTCATATGTGACTGTCATTCCAAGATTAGGATTTGCCTTAAGCCACATGTCTGGATCTGATACTTCTTCAACCTTATCCAGCTTGTAATACCAGATGGATACATGAGGATTGTAGTAATCTCCTTTTAAGATGTCTAAAAGCTCCATCTTGATTGTATCACCAGAACCATTACGGACTGTACCTTCCGATGATGCAGCAATTATTATGTAATCGTCCAATTTTGATGCACCCTGCTCCAAAGCACCGACCACATCTTCTCTAACATCTCCGGAAAGCCACTCGTCAACCGTTGATACTTTTGGTCTTAATCCCTGAAGCTTGTCAATACTCATTGGTCTGATCTCTAGAAGCGATCCGGTCAAGAAATTCTCAATACCTTTCTTGGTTGGAGCGAGCTTCTGTCGGTTAGCTTTAGATCCTGTAGTGTTCTGAAGCGATCCCTCAGTTAAGAATTGGAATAATGGCCCTCTTGCTCTTGTTATAGCAGTTCGTATTGGGGACATAACCTCTTCTGACTGCTTCATGGTTGGAGCTGTAGTAACTTGGTGAGTTGTAGAGACATCTACATTCAACTCAAAGTTCTGTATGCAAGAGAGATACATTGATTTAGCAGCTCCTCTTGCTATAATCAGATATTGTTTGTTCCTGAGACGCTTACAGATCTTTCGTGTTTCGAAATGACCAGATTCTCCGTGCTTACCAGGGACATAAACAGATCGTTCGACGAAGTAATACCAGCCATATAGATCTTCTGCCCATAATTTGAACGATGGTAATAGTGTTAAATCCGATCCATCAGTCAAAGTTAGCTCTTCTTCACAGAATTCGATCCAACCCTCAACGGCGTCTTCGTCGTAATAGTATCTAGGATCGGCTATGAGGTCGTCTATCAAGTTCATAGCCATTGAAATCTCTTCACAGACAGGGATCTCTCCTCTGAGAACTTGTTCCCTGAACTGTCCGTAGTATTTCGGTACGGCTGTGTTTGATAAACTCATAGTGTCACCTTCTTTTAACGTCTTTTTACACCTCTTTGATATGGATCTACAACTTTAGCACTTGTTATTCTTCCTTGTTTATCACGTTCAACTTTTACACCCATACCAGTTTTATTAGCTACTCGAACAACGGAAGCCAAACCTTTGTTTTGTTTAACTTCATCTCTTGAATACTGAGTTGCTATACTAATATGCCCTGGGTTTTTCGCACCAGCTGCCTTTTCTTTTTCATATCGTTGTATCCATTTTTTAGCTGTGGATCCGGATTCTTTAGGGGAATTGCTATAATATTTATGTTCATCTATTCCGTAATTATTCACATATTTTTGTATTCTTTGTTTACTCTTTAAATATCGAGCGTCGGCTTTTGCTGATGCTAACGATAAATTGGAAACTTCCTTTGTCGCTTTGCTTATTCTATTTTCAAGTTTTCCAATCTTTTTATTAATTTTGTATTCTTTTCTAAGACTACGTCTAGCAAATGCACCCGGTTGTTTACCAAGCATTTCCATTTTATACCTAGTTTTCTGATTCTTAGATTTAAGAATATCTGATTTGGCTTGTAATGCATCTCTTTTTTGCTTTAATTTATTTTCGGCATTAATATAATAGCTCGTGTGTTTTGCGTTTTCTAGACTCCGCCTTGCATCGTCAGCGCGCCCTCTATTTAATGCTAATTGTGACTCCAGCTTATTATACCGACGTTCTCCTGCTGGAGTTAAAGACCCATTCTCGTTCTGATAACGTCTTCTACCCCACTTCATACCTTTTATACCATGGTGATATAAAGAATCTGTTGTGTTAACAGCATAGTATGTTTCCATTATTGTTTTTCACCTACCATTCTTCATCATAATCATCATCTGAACCATTTCCTGAATATCTTCGCATTGCATTAATAGCTCTTGTGTACAATTCCTCACTAGACTTGGCAGATTCGAGTGCTCCTACTTTTGCTTCTAATAGTTTGTTCTCTCTTTCGATCTTTTCTCGCTCTAATCGCTCCTTCTCAGAGCCTAGCTTGAGGAAATGACATATCAATTGTGATGAGGCCGTGCCCTCTCGTATCTTTCGCTCTGCTTCATCCATCGCAAGAGCTATAAGTTGGTTCTCTCTGGCCTCTGGAGTAGTAGCAGGCCTAGACTTTGAAGTAGTTTTAGCCATACTTCTTAGCTCCTTTCATTGTAGAATATAATCGCTTGTCTAGGAATTTTAGGATACATTTGAATGACTATTGTATCGGTTGTTATACACTTTTATAGGGAGAATTTCACAAAATTTTTTGGCAAAACAATTTTAGTTTGATCATTCAAACATATCCTAAAATTCCCAGAAACACGAATATCAATTTTACCCCCGGAGAATATCAAAAG